GTAGTGAAATTAATAATTCCCTCATGATCTGCTTCGATATTTGGCAAAACTGCCTTAAACGTTTTTTTATCATTGTCACGCTTTGTTTTGATCCAAGTTGCGATGATTGTTGTGTCTTTATCTTCAATGCCTGGAATGGCCAAGTAATTGAATCGTTTATTATTTAAGCGTGTTAATGCTGCGTTATAATCTGTTGCTGTTGTTGGCAAACGTTCAATAATGATTTTGCTTGGTGTACCCATAAACGTTTTTTGAATGTAATCTAAATTGGCTGGCGCCCATCCTTCTGTTGGTACATCCTCAATGCTTTTGTAAGTTACTGTATCAGCAGTTTGTACATCATCTTTTAAAATCAATGCAACAATACCTAGTTGACTTCGCTTGATAGCAGTAACGGCTTTACCATTAAATTCGATAATAATTTGTGGTAGACCCATTGTTT